ACTTTTAGTGGTAGTGCTACCGTAAATATTACTGCATCTGATACTGTAAACATTTCTGGATCTGATACTGTAAATACTGTACCACCATACTATGCTCTTTGTTATATTTACTGTACAGCTGCTGGTAGTAATCAAACTTTTATTGGACTATCTGATACACCCATTTCACATAGTAATGGTAAGTATTTACAATCTAATGGTAGTTCTCTTGTATGGGCTGATGGAACAAGTGGAGGAGGAGGTTCTTCAAACTTTACTGGACTTTCTGACACACCATCATCATTAACTGCTGGTAAATGGTTGAAGGTAAATGCAGGTGGTACTGCTTTAGAATATACTGATGCTCCTTCAACATTTTCTGGATCTTATAATGATCTGACAAATAAACCAACTTTATTTTCTGGATCTTATAATGATCTGACAAATAAACCAACTTTATTTTCTGGATCTTATACTGACCTAACAAATAAACCAACAATCCCAACAGCAACAAGTCAATTAACTAATGATTCTGGATTTATTACTTCTGGTGGAGGTGGTGGTAGTAGAACTTATATACTTGATAATGTATCAATGGCTAATTGGGGAGCAACCCACACAGTAACTGGAATTCCGACTAGTAGCACTACAAGTGCTTTCAAAAGAATTACAATTTTACTTCAACAAGTTGGAGTTGCTAATACAGGAACATGGCAATTACGATTACGTGTAGGAACTTCTAATAATGGAATTGATTCCTCAACATATTATAGTTCTGCATCCACTGATGGTGCTGGCAACACATATACTTCTGATACTTCTTTTATTATTGGTAGATCTGCATCTAATTCAATACCTTATATAAGTGGAGTTATAACAATTGATAGATTGGGAGATACTATTATACAAAATCATACAGTTATAGAAACTTATATAGGAACTCCTTCTAGTAATAAAATTTTCACTGGTTCAGGACATCAAGTTGTTTTCCAAGCTGATAATTTTGACAGAATTGAGTTTGGCGTAATTCAAGCTGCAGGTGTAATTAACGCTGGTAAAATTTCTATGTACGCTGAATTTTAGTCGTATAAATATTACTATATTACCATTATATGATTATGGATCCCGCAAGTTTAAAAGTTGAATTTGACAAACAATTAAAAGACGCTGAAGCAAAAATTGTAGAAGCAGAAAAAAATTTAAAACAACTTAACGAATATAAAACAAAATTATTGGGTGGACTAGAAACTCTAGAGTTACTTTCCCCAAAGACCGAGGGGACATCGGATGGAGTCCCAGAGTCATCGCCAGTTCCCCCCGTGTCCGCAGAGGTGACCCCTTTAGAACCCACAGCGGTCTCTTCTGACTAAATAACCGTAGGGTATATTTTAGTTAAATGCCAGCAACAACAAAGAAGAACGTACAACCGTCTAATACGATTGAGTTCCAAAGACAGGTTATTAACGATATGGCAGGAGATCTGCATAGTATCTTTGCGGGTACTGCTGCGATCAATGCTGCTACTATTCAGATTGCTGGTGCGGACATAGGAAATATTTCTGATGTAATGGATCAGACTATATTTTTCTATTACGGTGGATTTACAGCGGACACTACTATATCAGCACCTGCAAAAATAGCAGAAATCTACAGTCATGAAGACTCAGAGGTTAATGTTGATGATGGTCTTACGTTAACTATAGATGATGATTGTGCTTTATCTATTGCAGATAAGACTACTTATGAGTTCTTTTCCACTAGTACCGAGCAAACTAATATACAGAAAATTGCAGGTTTTGCTGACAATATAAGAACTTCTATAACAAAAGATATGGCGATGGATGGTATTAAGAGGGTTGGATTCATAAAAGTTCCAGACCAATTTACCGATGATGTTGCTATAGAGATTGATGACACTTTTACGTTGACCATTGATGATGGTGCAGTCGTAATTATATAAATAACACAGATAAGAACTGCCAAAACTACGGAATAGCATAGTATGTCAACATTAAGAGTAGACAAGATTAAAGGTCGTACTGGTACGACTGTCACAATACCAGATTCACAGAACCTTACAGTCACAGGTGGTCTGACGGTTAGTGGTACGCAGTCTTTTGCTGCTGGTGCTCAATTGAACCTTCAAGGTACTAATATTAACAGTGGTACTAGAGGAGATGTTCTTTATTACGACACAAATGGTCAGATTGCTAGATTGAATATCGGTGCTACTGGATCAGTTCTTAAATCTGATGGAACTGATGTTGTTTGGGGAAGTATTGGTGGTACTCCTAACATCTATTATGTTGCTACTAATGGTGTTGACGTTGCAGGTCGTGGTGGATCTATTGACACAGCATGGAAAACACTTAAATACGCTTCAGCAAATATTACCACACCAACCGCAACTACTCCCGCAGTTATTATCGTAAAAGGTGGTGTATACGAAGAGACACAACTTCCAATTGTTGTTCCTCCATTTACAACAATTGCTGGTGATAGTCTAAGAGCTACTATTATTAAACCTGCTTCTGGACTAGACTCTGGTGGTTCAGTTCTTAACACACGTTCTGTTCTATTCCGTTGTAGTAATGGTGTTGTTATTCAAGATATGATTCTTGATGGTATGGGTGGATATACAGCAGGTAATCCTGGTCATGCTCCAGAAAATGCAACACTTGGTGGTACTTACTTCGCACTTAATGCAGGTAGTTCTATTGCTGATAAATCACCATACATCTATAACGTCACATCATTTGGTGCTGGTGCTACTGGTGCTGTTATTGATGGATCATTACATGGTGGTGGAAACAGAAGTATGTTATTCCATACTTATACTGCTATTCATAGTGATGGATTAGGAATATGGTGTAATAATGCAGGTAAAGCAGAAATTATTCAATGTTTTACTTATTATTGTCAAGTTGGTTTTGCTTCAACTAGTGGTGCTAAGATACGTTCTGTTAGTTCTAGTAACTCATATGGTGAGTATGGTGTATACGCTGCTGGATTTGATTCTTCTGAAACAGCAAATTCAGGTCAAGTTAAAGGTACTATGCTCACATATACCAATGTTATTACCGTACCGTTTACTAATGGTGAGCAAATTACTGGTGGTTCATCTGGTGCAACTGCATATGTTGTTAACGTACAGGCAGAACCGAAAAGAATTTATATTGTAGGTAAGGTAGGAACATTCCAAGCAAGTGAAACTGTAACAGGTGGAAGTTCTGGTGCAACTGCAACTCTTGCTGCTGCTTCATTTGATACTAATCAGTCAGGAAGAGTTCTTGTAACGTCATTTTCAACTTCAGCTGATGCTGGTGATGCATTAACATTTGCTGGAACTGATGGTAATGCTTATCAGATTCAAACAGTAAGTTCTGTAACAGCAAATAGTATTGCGTATCATGTATTAATATTTTCTACATCCAGACCAACACCTGTACCTGAAAATACACAGGTTTCTGCTAGAAAAGAATTTAGTGTTGTCAGATTAACAGGTCATGACTTCTTGAGTGTTGGTACTGGTGGATCAGATACAACTAATTGGCCAAATTCACCAACACAACCTGCATCACAGGCAGATCAAATTATAACAAACACAACTGACCCAGGACGAGTTTATTATACTGCAACTGATGAAAATGGTAATTTCTATGTTGGAGAATTCTTCAAGGTAGATCAGGCAACTGGTAAAGTTACTCTTGATTCTTCTGCCTTTGATCTAAAAGGTCTTGAGTCATTACAGTTAGGTTCTATTGGTGGTCTTATTGGTGCTTCTATCAATGAATTTACAACTGATGGAACATTCTCTCAAAATAGTGATGTTAAAGTTCCAACTCAGGGTGCTGTTAAAACATATGTTGATACCGTCAACAATATTAATCCAACTGGAGGAACGCTAACTGTTGCTGGTAACCTAACAATTACTGGTACTACAACAACAGTTAATAGTACAACACTTTCAGTTGCTGATAATGAAATTGATTTGAGAACTGGTAATAACATTACCGCTGGTGATGGTGGTATAAGAGTTGTTTTAACAACAGATGGATCTGGAAATATTCAAACTTCTAGAACTATTCGTTGGAATAACAGTGTAGGTAAGTGGCAGTTCACAGAGGATGGCACAGCTTACAAAAATATGGGAAGTGGTGGTATTGCCATGTCCTACTTCTGTGGGTCTTTCACATAAATTATAAATACATACTACAAGGAGCAATAATACAATGGCATCAGGAGTACAAGCAGCTAGCAAACCAGGAGCAAATAGCTGGACAGATTTATTTACAGCATCAACACCAATAGTTATTAACGTCTCTGCTTGCAATAGAGCAGGATCAACAACAGATGTTTCTATGGCAGTAACTCCACAAGGAGCTTCCAGAGGAACAGAACACGAAATTGAATCAGGAACTGACGTTTTAACAACTTCTGTTATTGAAAGAACAGGTATTGTTCTTGGAACAGGAGATAAATTATCAGTCACTTCCGCTAATGGAGATGTGGCGTTTGTGTGTTGGGGTGTTGAACTCGGTTAACCATAAGTGAGGAGACACTATCATGGGTAGATCATTTAAAGGAACAGCATTACCACCTGAACCAACTAAGTTGGTTCATTCAGGTGAGTATGTTTGTACTGAACAAAAATATAATAGTGAAATTACTAACCAAACTATTTGGACGTACAACTTTGATAAAAAGAAAAGTGCTACAGAAACTTGGTTACATATGTCTTGTATGTGGAATGGGTTAGAAGCGTATTCTTATGCTCCATCTCCTTGCATTAGAGCATCTAACCAGACAGGTGATACTAGATTTGTTGGATCTAATTATTTTTGGAGTCATACAGGTGGTACTGAGCAAGAATGGCTTATTTATTCTACTCAGAACAGTGCTCACTCAGAAACTTTAGATGGTTATTCTGGTAATATTACACAAGGTAATATAGGAGCAGGTACTGTTCCTATTATTATTAGATGGGAAACTGCTAATGGTAGTGGTAATAGACCTGGACATACTTTTTGTCCAAACCGAAATTCTGGTTCTGGTAGTGGTGGTAATGGTTCTAACGATACTCGTGGAGATACTATTTGGTATGGGTACATAAGAGTTTGGGAGATTGCATACTAATGGCAAGAAATCTATTAAACACACCTGCTTCTGGGAATGAAGGTGGAATCATCAAGATTACAACATGGAAAAACGAATCTAGATATCAAATGAGTGCTGTAAGTGGCAATTCTGGTCGGGATGATTTTCTAGGTAATCAATCTATAAGTTTCACAAAAGAAAAATCTAACAGTGATTCTTATATGTTTGTAACAGGAATTATACCAGGACTAGGATGTCCTAACTATCCTCAAATTGGTTGTATGTGTACAATAGACGATTTATATGTTCCATATACTGATACTAATGGTCCTCGTACTGGTGCTGGTGGAGGTGGAATGTTCTATTGTGGTCCTGACAAAAGTAATGAAGGAAACTTAGGAATTGTTCATAAATCATTCAAAGAGTGGAACATTGCAGCAGGATCTCATACACTTACAGCTGGTTGGAATGCTAATAGTGCTGTAAGACCATTTATCATATTGAATCCTAATGTTAGTGATCAAAACAGATTTCAGCAAACTGCATCTCATATTTGCATATATGAAATGAGTAAAACATCATAGGTAACCATCATGGCACGTAAAATTATAGGAACAAAAACAGCAATTGAAAGAGATAAACTTATCAATGTAACTCATTTCTGGAATATTAATAGAAATTCTATTTCTACTTCTTCTAATGGTACACTTTGGACTGGAAGTTTTACTAAATTGAAAGATGCTACAGAATCATGGATATTATTGGATGGTATGATACCCGCAGTTCAAAACTATTCTGACCAATGTGGTACTTTTGCTGAGTTAGATGGAGCAGACACAAATAATGATGCTCCTAGATATGAGGGAATTTATTATGGTGGTGTGAATGAATCTAACAACTGGGCAAGATTTATATTACAAGTTCATCGTATCATAAAAAATGATGATTCTACACAAGAATTAGGAGCAGGTAGTAGAACTTGGAAAATAGGTTGGTATCCACGTAACGGTAGTTCAGGAGAAAAACCTTTCGGAATTATAAATCCAAACTCAAGTGATGACGCAAGAAATAATCAATATGGATCCTACATGTCTGTATGGGAGTATAGATACTAACTAAAGATTATGGCAGCAATTCCAGGTTAATCATCTGAATTTTACATTATGCTTGAACAAAATATTTTTTCTGATTTTATCGTATCAGAAATACTTGATGTTGATCAAAAATTATTAGAAGAAGAATTAAAAACAGTAAAAGAAAATTTTCCTTCAACTAATAGGTCAAATATTGGTGGATATCAATCACCTTTATTCGGTTCTCTTGGTATAGCAGTTCCATATCCATATCAACAATTTGATAATTTAAGATCTGCTGTTACAAGTTTTGCTCAAGATTATTGTTTCTCTAGACTTGATGCAAAGATATCGTCAACTCAATTTTGTTGGTGGTTAAATTCTAATTTTTATGGACACTTCAATCAGATTCATAATCATAAAAGATGTGATTTGGTTGGATTATATTATCTTAAAGCACCACCTAAGAGTGGTAACTTAATATTAGTTCGTAATGATGGATCTACATACACAGAACTTTTTAAATATCATGAATATCATGTTACTCCCGAAGAGGGAAGATTGTATTTGTTTCCTGGACATTTGTGGCATTTAGTGATGCCACATGAATCTGATGAAGAAAGAGTTAGTGTATCGTTTAATCTGTATGCGAGCTAAATACATTTAGGAAAATAGTAGTTTGTAGTAATGGCAGCGATTCCACTAAATTTATTACTGGAAAAAGGTACTGATTGGGATGCTACCTTTAATATCCAGAATGAAGATAACACAACCCCACTCAATTTGACTGGGTATACAGCAGAAGCTAAGATGAAGAAGAGTTATTACTCTACTGCGTCAACGAGTTTTGTTGTTACATTTGTGGATCGTTATAATGGTCAGTTAAAAATTGGTATGACTAATACTAATACTGCTGCACTGGAAGCAAGACGTTATGTATATGATATAGTTTTGACATCACCGCAAAGTGTAAAAACACGAGTTATAGAAGGAATTATTGAAGTAACACCAGGAGTTACCTAATGCCTAATTATAACGTATCAGTAAAATCTTCCAACTATCAGGTTCTCTCAGAACCACAGAAGAAATATAATGTAGGGGTCAACTATGAAATACCTAGTAAATATCTTCAATATGGTAATGAGATACTTAACACATCTAGTTGGGTATTTAATGGAACCAATACTGGGTTTCCATTAATTGATAATTCTGGTGATGCGTATACTCCTGCAAATGATCAACAACTAATTGTTGCAGTTGATGGATTAGTACAGGTTCCAGGTATTGATTATAGTACCAGTGGAACTAATTTAGTTTTTACTACTCCACCAACATCAGGACAAAAGGTATATGTTGTAGGACTATCTACAACTGCGGACTTAACAAGAACAATTAACTTTGTTGTTGACGCTGGTTCCGCACCAATGTCTTCAGGTATTAAAGGGGAAATGACTCTTGATGTATCTGGGAAAATTGAATCTTGGACTATTATTGGAGATCAAGCTGCTCAAATTCAGTTTGATATCAAGAAGGTTGATCTTGCAAACTTCCCTAATTATTCATCAATATGTGGTACAGAAAAACCACAATTAGGTGATATTGGACAGGGAACTACGCAACGTATCAATACAAATACAACACTTTCCACGTGGAATACCGCATTGACCGCTGGAGATATTTTACAATTTGAAATTGTATATGCTATAAATATACAGAGGTGTGTAGTTTCAATGAAGCTGGCACTTTAATAAATAACTAAACATAGGAACAGAACACGAGGAGTAAACTTAAATGGCACTGCTAGTTACCGACCAGGGTGAGATTGATTCACTCCGTACTTTATTGAATGCTACACATGAGATTCCAAGGAATTTGGTACTGAAACTTTACACAGGACCTACAACAGCACCTTCGGAACAGGATGTGCCTTCCGCAACAAAGTATTTTGAACCATACAACGCTAGTAACAATAGCGGATATGGATCAGCACCTACTACAGGTTATCCTTTAGTAGTTAATAATAGAACTGAGGAAGATCAAGATTTTTCTGCACAATACGGTATTCTCCTAAATGGTAACCGTTGGACAATTGCCACTACTGCTGCTGCTGTCGCTACTCCTACAATCTCTGGTACTACTGGTACATATCAAATTGTTGTTTCAAGCAATGCTGATATTAAAAAAGGAGACTATGTAACTACTGCTGCTGGTATTCCTGCAAACACCTATGTCGTTGATATTGATGGTAACAATATTGAGTTAAGTCAAAAACTAACTGCAACTATTACTTCTGGTACAGCATCTGCATTTGGTAGAGGAAGAACAACTGCTACTTATCCTGAGCAAATTTTCACATTTACAGCAGCTGCTGGTGATGTTTATGGATATTACTTAGCACGTGCTAACAATATGCCTGTCACACTTCAAGGTGTTGTTGATGGTGGAACTGTTGCTGCTCTTGGTACTTCAATTGAAAAAGCAGAATGCAAAGGAGTTATTGGTAATACTTACATTGAACTAAAAGATTCAACTGTAGTTAGTGCTATTAGTTCTGGTGCTCAAAACGGTTTCGTGATTACAGTTGCTTCTGGAACTGGAGTTGTTAAAGGACAGAAAGTATCTGGTACAAATATTCCAGCAGAGACACGTGTTGTTGGTGTTGCTACTAATGACATTTTCTTAGACAAAGCAATTACAGGTGGTAATGCTTCTGGTAATGCTACATTTACAAAAAATGTTGCTGAAGAATTAACTATTGGACAAGTAGTTACTAAAACAGGTGGTGGTGGACAAGGAGGTCCTGATGCATTCCCTGCAAGTACAACTATCATAGGTATTGATCTTGCAACTAAATCTGGTGAGCAAGGACCACGTGTTTATCTAAGTAATGCTCTTACAGATAACATTGGTACAGCAAGTAGTAATGATAAAGTAGACTTTGATTACTCAGTTATGACAACAGATCCTAGTGGTTCTGCTGTTGATCACAATCTAAATCCTGGCGATGTTATTTACATTGGGCAAGGTACTTCAAGTACAATTACTGCACAACATTATACAATTCATACTGTTCCAACAAATAGTACATTTACTACAACACCTGCTCTTTCAGGAACTGGAGATGCTACTATTTACAGCAGCATATTCTTCGCAGAGAAGTTTACAAATGGTCCTTACAGTATTCAAAACAACGGTGACCAAATTAAGGTTACTCTAAATGTCAGCCTAGACTGATTATACATAGGGTATACCCAATTTATATATTTTTACTTTGTGGGGGTTGCAATTGCGACCCCTTTTTTATTGGATACTAGGTTTAGATGTCAACATTTTCCTACAAATCTGGTGGTAGAAGTTCCCGATATCTTTCTGATTATCGGGATCAAACTGTTGGCAGCTTAAATGTATCCTATACAATAGATGATTGGTGGGAAGAATTAGATCAAACAATAACCATTGCAGAAACTTCCGTTGCAGCAAATAATTACGGAAATATTTCTCAGTATGGTTCACATGGTATCGCTTGTAGAGTAAAAGGAAGTGGTGCTGTTAATGACAATCAAGTATCATCTGGAACTATTTTAATTGTTGGGGGAAAAGGACCTCTAAGATTTTCTGGTACAGCAAGAGCATTCCCAATTAATGTTCCCTACACTAGCATTAATTGTAGTGGTGGTATTTGTGTTTATTCATATGAATCTGGAGTTGTTTCAGATACTGTAGGATTGCATGGTCCTAGCACAGTTCTTGTTCTTGGAAATAGAACTATTGGATCATTTACTAGTGTTAGAGATCATCAGTCATTATTCAGATTTAATAATGTTGATGAAAGTAGAACTTATGTTTATGATGCAAATGTAGTTGATGAATGGTATGAATTAGATTATGGATTAATTACTAATTCACATACTACTACAGAAGATAACGGTAATATAACTGATCTTGATCAAGTAACTAGACACGATTACGGATATATCTGGCGTTTACGTACAGAAAGAGCATTTGGATTTGTCAAGACAGTTGGTGAAGCTCAAGCAAGAGCAACTAATGCATGGGTTGGTGAAGGTAAGATTACGATCTTCAGTAAACAGAAGGGTGCTAACTTCTATGGTTACATTGTTGATGGAAAAGTACGAAGTTTCCAAGTGCTTGGCACTGCGGATGCAAACTATTCTCCTGCTCCAAAGGGCAGGGGAATTATTCCGCTATCTGGAAATGTATTAGAAAGTTTTGATCCAGCTGGTGAATTCCTTGGAGGAACTTTATTCGCATTTGCTGGTGCAGCAGAATCTGCTACATTTAATCCACAAGAGAAACAAATGCTCTTCTCCTTTACAGGTGAAGGTCATTGCAGTAACACAGACATCGCTTCAGGATCTGGTAATTTATTTGCGTTCTCTGGATTATCCGAATCTACACTTGTTTCTGAATATGGCAAAGGTCTCTTTGCACTTGGAGGAACAGGTAAAACTCATTACGTTCCTCATGTTGAGGGAACTGGAAGAATTCCAGTATTTGAAGGTGCAGCTGAGTGTCTTACCTTCAATCCAACAGAAGAACAAATATTATTCTCTGTCAATGGTCTTGTTACAGAGAAACATACAGAAGTATATGTTGGTTCTGGAAGAATCAGAAAATTATCTGGTGCTGCCGAATCAATTCGTTGGGCTGCTCAACATACAACAGGTCTTTATAAAATTACTGGTAACGGTATTGATACAAGATCTAGAGACTTTGTTGGATTCGGTTCTCTCAGAAAACTTAGTGGTGCATCTGAATCTCTTACATTCAATCCACTTGAGAAAGATTTATTATTCTCATTTGTTGGTGAAAGAATTAGTGAGAAACATACTGAATCCTATGTTGGATCAGGAAGAATTAGAAATCTTGCCACACTTGAAGCAGAAAAAGCAGTATTTGATTACGTTGGATCTGGATCTCTTAATCTTTATCCAAGAAAACCAGAAATATATCAGTTATCACAACTTGGAAACTTTACTCTTGACTACTATAGTTTACAGAATGCTTATATTAACCTTGGTTATCTTGAATTCTATAATCAAGCACTTACCAACCTTGCTCCTGTACAACTTAAGTGGTTAAATCTTGAAGAAGGTCACGAAAAACATACCGAAACATATAATAATTCTGCATGTGAAGAAGGAATAGAACTTGATTACGGATTTATTATTAATCAATCCGCTAGTTTATCTTGTGTAGAAGTTGATGGTACTATTAGTAGTGATACTACTGCTACAACTGGATGTACTAAGGTTGCACCTGGAACAATACTTGCTATTGCTCCACCAAATACATACACAATTCCTGTATCAAATACAACACCAACATCTTACATAGATCATGGTCTTGTATCTGAACCTAACTTTAACGAAAGAGAAGATTACGGACACATACTTGATAGTCTTTCTAAGGTATGTCCATACGGTGCGTTTGAAGTTGCAGGTACAGCAACAACATTCTTTGTTGAGAATATCGTTTCTACTGGTATCAGTGTTAGTGGTAGAGCTACCATTAATATATTTGGTGCAGGTGGTACGTTCTGGACTCCACCTTACTATGGATCTGGATTTACAAAAATTACTGGTACTCTTGCCGAGTCCTTTACACCTACAACTCATATTGGATCGGGTGTACTTTATGCATTCTCAGGTGCAGCAGAATCTACATCTATCGGTGCTGTTTCTGGTGGACTATTCAAATTTGGTGGAGATGGATATACATTATTCAGTCTACAACATTTTGGATCTGGTGGATTCAAACTCAGTGGAGATGGTACTACTTTAAGAACAAGACTGTTTACAGGATCTGGTTCACTCAAGAAATTCAGTGGTGCAGCAGAATCTGCTACATTCAATCCACTAGAAAAACAAATGCTCTTCTCTTTCCTTGGAGAAGGAATAGAGAAATTTGTTGCCAATCCTCCAGAAGAAGGAGCAGAAATTCGTCTTTCTGGTACAACAACCCCAGAACTTCTTACATTTGCAGAACAACCATTTGGAAGAATTCCTATTTCTGGAGTTGGTGGTACAGACAGAACAAGAGTATTCATTGGTTCTGGATCACTCAAAAAATTCAGTGGTGCAGCAGAATCTATTACATTCAATCCAGAAGAGAAACAATTATTGTTCTCTTTCACAGGATCTGCTACAGAAAAAGTTACTGCCAATCCTCCAGAAGAAGGTACACAAATACGTATATCTGGAGAAGCAATTCCAAAGGTACGAGTTCACGAAGTTGTCTTCGGAACAATTCCTATATCTGGAGATGCAGTCTTCAAGAAAACCAAACCATTTATTGGCTCTGGTTCACTCAAGAAATTCTCTGGTGCTGCCGAAAGTATTACAGTCAACCCACTGGAGAAACAACTTCTATTCTCCTTTACAGGAAGAGGAATTGAAACTAGATCTAGTGTTGAGATTGCTTCTGGTAGATTATTTACCTTTAGTAGTTCTACAGTTGTATCTGGTATTGCTTACGAAACTAGCGGTCTATTCAAAGTTAGTGGTATCGCTAGAGCTGTTCAAGTTCCAAGATATAAAGGTAGTGGTTCATTCAAGAAATTCAGTGGTGCTGCTGAATCTCTTACTGTTAATCCAGATGAAAGACAGTTACTATTCTCGTTTGTTGGAGAACGCATTGCAGAAAGCAAGTCTACAACAGAGACAGCATCTGGTGGTATTAAGATATATCCAGAAGCATCTGATATCAGATTTATTCCTAACTGGAATTCAGTTGGTGGAATTAAAATTAATATTGATGGTGAAGAAAGATTCTCTAATGTTTACATTGGTTCTGGATCATTCAAGAAATTTAGTGGTGCTTCTGAATCTCTTACCATCAATCCTACTGAAGAGCAAATGCTCTTCTCCTTTACAGGTGAAGGTGTACAAAGTAGAACATCTAGAGAAATCAGTAAGGGTGGAACTCTCAAACTTAGTGGTGATGCAAGAATTGTTCTCGTTCCAAACAACATTGGTTCTGGTACTATCTTTGTTACTGGTGATGCTGATACTGTTAGAGCAAGAGACTTTGCTGGATCTGGTTCACTTAGAAAATTATCTGGTGCAGCAGAGTCCAGAAGGATTGATATCACTACACTTCCATCTCTATTCAGAGTTTATGGAGATGGTGATATTGCTCGTAGCAGACCTTACATTGGATCTGGATCTCTTAGAAAACTTAGTGGTGCAGCAGAGTCTCTTACCTTTAATCCTGATGAGAAGCAAATGCTCTTCTCATTCTTGGGTCAAGCTACAACTACAAGAGCAAGAGACAAAGTTGGTCAAGGAACAGTCAAAACACTTGGCGATTCTGTTGCACGTTTCTCTCCTGTACACATTGGTTCTGGTACAACAAAACTTACTGGCGAAGTATACGTTACAAGAAGCAGAGACTTTGTTGGATTCGGTTCTCTCAGAAAACTCAGTGGTGCAGCGGAATCTCTTACTTTCAATCCATTGGAGAAGCAAATGCTATTCTCCTTTATTGGAGAAGGTGTTCAAGCAAGAACCTCCAAACTTATCAGTCAAGGTGGAACTCTTGCAATCAGAGGAACTTCAGGCGATCCACTACTTACATTTGCGGAAGAAGCAAGAGTTGAAATTGATATTACAGGAGATAGCATTGATCTCCGTACTCATGCATATCAAGGTTCTGGAAGAATTAGAAATCTTAATAGTCTTGATGAATCATTCGTTCGTGATGGATATGAAGGAAGTGGAACAGTCACAATTTCTGGTATCGCACTTGTACAAGTACAACTATTCCAACCACCATTCACTCAGGTCTGGATTATTTAAGACATAAATATACTTTGAAAGATAGTGCGTAGATGAAATGACCACGCAGATACAGTTTAGAAAAGGCAATACACCTGAACATTCACAGTTCACTGGAGCTAATGCTGAGATAACTGTTGATACCCAAAAAAAGACTGCTGTTGTACATGATGGCAGTGATGTTGGTGGATTTGAATTACAAAGAGCCAGATGGGAAATTAAAAACAGCAATGGAAATTTAGTTTGCGGATTAAGATATCTAATTGATACATCAAATTCAGCATTAACTCTTACTATGCCTTATGAGTCTCAAGGAATTGTTCCTCATATTGGCGACATGCTAGAAATAGTTGACTTCAAAGCAACTTGGGGAATAAATAATGCTAGCTTGGAAGTAGCTACTGGAAGTAACCAAATGTTTTTAAATAAATTTGGTAATACAGATAACTGCTTTACTCTTGATGTAACTGGACTTTATGTTCAATTTATTTGGGACGGAACTTACTGGAGGATCTTAGCGTAATGTCTTTATATCTTAGTGCAAGTACAGGAGAAACACAACAAACTGTTGCTAACTCCAATGATTTTACAGTTCATGCTTTACGAAGAGATTCGGAAGGTATGCTGTACTATACAGTAGCAAGGTCTACTGAAGATGCAGTTTTTGATTTTCATAGAACAGACGGTGAAGAATACACCGATTTTCTTCAAGGTACTGAATATGTCACTGCTAATGCAGGACCAAGAGCATTATCTAATGACCCAAATGATAAGTACCAACAATTTAGGTTTGACTTTAGAAGAATAACCTATTTTATTGATGATGATGGTTACTTAGTCGCAAGACTAAATAAAGCATATGATCACACAACTAACGGACCTAAGTAGGATTTTTACAAATGGCAGATTTTAGACTCGGCAGACTTAAGTTTAATTGGAAGGGTAATTGGACTACTTCCACTGCTTTCGTCATTGACGATATAGTCAAGTACGGTGCAAATGCATATGTATGTACAACAAATCATACATCAGCAGCGAACGAAAATTTATTTTATTCTTCTGATCTTAGCAACTGGTCACTTCATACTGAAGGTACTCTTAGTAAAGGAGATTGGGCTGCAACTACTTGGTATAAAATAAACGATGTTGTTAAGTATGGTAACTCACAATATCGTGTCACCACTGGACACACATCAGGTACTACTTTTTCTGATACCAATTTTTCTACTTACTTAGAGGGTTTAAAATTTGAAGATAGTTGGGTCGCTCAAACAACATATCAAATTGGTGATATAGTAACTTTTAAAGGATACACTTATTCTGCAAAAACAAATCATACTGGTCAAACAGCAACACCAAACTTAGATACTACTAACTGGGTTGTTGTTACAACTGGTTTCTCTGCTCAAGGAGATTATGGAGTTTCAACAGCATATGCTCCAGGTGATGTTGTTAGATTTGGTGGTTATTCATATGTTTGTACAGTATCCACAACAGGTAATGCTCCAACAGCAACTGCATATTGGAAACTTTTAGTTGAAGGATTTAAATGGACTGGTGCTTGGTCTGCTGCAACAGTTTACCAAAAAGGTGACATTGTTAATAGAAACTCCAACACTTATATTTGTATAACTTCTGGAACTACAGGTGCTGCACAAGCTCCAGAATTAGATACCAACGGTAACTATTGGAATTATATTGCACAAGGTGGTGCTGCTGCACAGGTACTTCAAGAAACTGGTGACTTACTTTATCAGGCTGCTGGTGGTATTAACAGAATTTCACTTCCAGCTGGATCAACTGGTACTGCTACTGAACAAGCCGCTGCAAGTGGTCAAGTTCTAACAGTTGGTGGTTCTCCTTTACTTCCAAGATGGGAAACAAATAATACAACAACTAGTGTTTACTATGTTGCTGAGACTGGAGATGATGGTAATAATGGTCTTCAAATTTCTAGAGCATTTAAAACAATCCATTATGCGATGGATTATATTACTGCATTAACTGGAGCTAATAAACCATCTGCTACAAATCCAGTTAGTGTATATGTTAAGGCTGGTATTTACGAAGAAAGTCTTCCAATTCATATACCTGCATTCGTTTCTGTCATTGGTGACAACATAAGAAACACAATTGTCAAACCAATTGCAGGTAATTCAGATCAAATAACAATAACAGTCGCTGCATTAACTTCATTCAGAAGAGGTGATATAGTAGAGAATGATACTGGAACCAAAACAATAAAAGTTTTAGATGTTAATGCTGCTAAAACTGAAGTAATTGCTCTGACGGTATCGGGTGGACTATGGACAACTAGCGACAAGTATGTTGATGTTTTATCTAATAAGCATGGAGATGCTTCTGATTTGCTTACAAGTAATGCAGAATTCCTTGCTCATGAAGCATATCATCGTCATGTAGCAAACAACGGTGCTGTCAGTGGTACAGAAGCTTCTGTTAAGGCACGTCTACAAGCACTTGTTGGTGACTTTGCTTATAATATGAAGTCAGGTGGTAATAATAAAGTACATGCTTACGGTACTGCATATGTTGGTGGTAGTGCTATCACAGGAAACGCTGGACAAGATGGGATTCTTGTTGGATACCTTGACACAGTTGGTGCAGAGGTAATTCAGAATATAACTGTAACTAAATCTGCTGGTAACACAAAAACTCAAACAGCATTTGGTGGGACATCAGATACTGCTAACCCTAAATGTGCTACACAAACATCTGCTCTTAATACATTTGCTACTATTATTACTACTGCCATTACTAATGGCAACATGAGTCATTCATCTTCTACAGATGGTTACAAGGCAATCTCAGCTGTTACAAATCAGATAAACAGTGAAGCAACAATGTTCTATGTTGCTACACACAATATCATTAAGGATTTGGTGATGGAAGGAATGACAGGATTTGTTCCTGATGGTTCCAATGATAAAAATATTGAAGTTGCTACTACAAAGGGTGTTTACATAAGACTTGATCCCGCTTCAGCGATTACTAGATCACCTTATATTCAGAACTGTTCTGCAATTGGTGGTGCTGCGGTTGGTGCATTAATTGATGGAGACGCTCACGCACACTTTGACGGGTCTCCAACCCCTTCATTCAAGTCAATGTGCTTTGATGCCTTCACACAGGTGTTAGAGGGCGGTGTAGGGTTCTGGTGTAAGGGTACAGCAGCTGCTGAAATTGTATCTTCATTTACATATTACGCACATATTTCTTACATGTCTACAGGTGGTGCTAGAATACGTGCTGTATCTGGTAACTCATCTTATGGTAAGTATGGTTGCTTATCAAGAGGATTTGATGCTGCTGAAGCAACTATCAATGGTACAGTTGGTGGTAAGATGCTTACTACCGATCCTCAAGGTGCTGCTAGTGGAAGTTTCACAATTAATGAAAGAATCAGTGGTGGAACATCAAATGCTATTGGTGAATTAAGAAGTGATCAGAATTCTACTGCTCAGAAACTTTACTACATTCCAATTAAAGGAACATTCCAACAGGGTGAATTAATTACTGGTGCTACATCAGGTGCTACAGCAACTCTCGTTAATAACACAGATGCTGTTAGAGGTCAATTAGGATTCCTTGTTGTTGCTGAAGGTTTATCATCTGCTCCAGACCAAGGTGGTTCTGTTGAGTATGTTGACAATGGATCTAATAATGATGCTGGATCATATGTTATCTCTAGTTCTAGTTACTCTGGTCCAGACGGACGTGGTAATTTAGTAGTAACTAGAGCACAATTAGGTAGTACTGCTGCTGCACATGAAGGTGTATCAACTATTGCTTGGTGGGATAATGTAGGAACAACTGCAACAATTCAAGCGAATATTACACAAGGTGCTTCATCTCCACATGATGTCACAGTTGATACTGTGTCAGGAATGGTTATCGGTGCTAACGTCATCATTGGTAATGAGATGTTTAGTGTTGTATCATTCCCAACAGCGTCATCTGTTAGATTGAATCGTGCTCAGGAAGGTACAAGTGCTCAAGGACATACATCGGGTGCTACAATTACAATCCTACAGCAGAAGGTTGCTTCTCAGGATGAGGTTATTGCAGACTTTGATGATGCCACACAAACTATTCGTGTTAAGGCAGCAGGTATTGGTTTTGCTGCTACTGACTACGTTAAGATTGATAATGAATTTATGAAGGTTACCTCTGCTGCTGCGGATACAACAGGTATTACAATCCTTCAATTTGCTGATGAGAAAACAATTGGTGCTGGTGATGGTCAATCATTTAAGACTCGTTACAAGTATTCACAGGTACGTCTAACTGCTCATGACTTCCTAGACGTTGGTACAGGAAATAGAGCACAAACAAACTGGCCATTCTTACCTAATCAGGTAAATGTTCCTTCACAAGAGATTGATGAAACTCGTCCAGGTCGTGTTTACTACGTCTCTACTGACCAAGATGGTAACTTTGCTGTTGGTAAGTTCTTTAAGGTTGAACAGGCGACTGGTAAGGCGACTCTAGACGCTTCTGCGTTTGACTTGACTGGTCTATCATCCTTAAGATTGGGTTCTATCGGTGCTCAGTTAGGTGCTTCTATTAATGAATTCTCAACAGACGGAACTCTTTCACAAAATAGTGATGTTAAAGTTCCAACTCAGAAGGCAGTTAGAACATACGTTGGAGCATTAGACACTATTGGTGGTAACTTAACAGTTAAAGGTGACTTGAATGTTCAAGGATCTACAACAACAGTAGATTCCGTTGCTGTTATAGCAAAGGATAAGAACATTGAACTTGGTTCAGTTACTTCTGGAACTTTCACTGGTAACATTACTGCTGCATCAAATCAAATTACAAATTGTAGTGATACAAGTAATCTTGCACCAGGCGTTGTTGTTACATTAACTGGTGGTGGTGCTAGTGTAACACTATCTGGTACTGTTAAGGTTTCTACTCTAAGTGGAACCACTGTAACACTTGATTCATCATTCGGTGGATCTGGATCTGCTACTGCTGCTACATTAACTGCTGGTGGTGCTACAGATGTTACCGCCGATGGAGGTGGTATCACCTTGAAGGGAAATAACGACAAGAATTTCTACTGGAGTGATACTACAGATTCTTGGACTTCTAATCAGAAGATGGATCTTCTTACTGGTAATTCTTATAGTATTAATGGTACTACTGTTCTAAGTGCTTCTCAAGTACTTGGTAAGACTATTGGTGGAGCATCTAGTGGTGATATTGTTAACCTTGAGTCTGCACAGTCTCTAAGCAATAAAACAATTGCTGGTCTTGTATTAACTGGATCACTAACTGCTGGTGGTGGTACTGGTACTAACGGTCAGTATCTACAAACTACTTCTACTGGAATTCAGTGGGCAACACTTTCTGTTGATCCTTCTGCTATTACTGCTGGTAACTCAAATGTTACTGTTGCAAACAACTCTAATATCACATTACAGACAGCAGGTGGTAACACAGCAACATATGACACATCTGGAAATCTTACAATTCCTGGATCACTGACTGCTGGTTCACTTATAGTCAGCTCAGGATTCTCTAAATTACAATTAAAAGAATCAGTATCAGATACTGCTAATGGTATATCTGGTAACTTCAACTTTGATCTTGCTACCCACCAAGTTATGCATTGGCGTGGTGATGCTTCTTCTGACTTTGTTGTTAACTTCAGATTTGATGGCAGTAATAATTTAACATCAAAGGTTGTTTCTGGTGAGTCTGTAACTGCTACTCTAATCACAAGGAATGGTGGTACTGCTAGGAAGTTAACTGATGTTAATATTGATGGTAATGGAACATCAGAAAGATACTTAGGTGGTTTTGGTGCTCCTACTGGAACTGCAAACGCATGGGATGTATATACATTTACATTAGTTAAAGATGGTGGCGGTGGATGGAATGTTTATGTTTCTTACAACTACTACACATAATTAAAGAATATGGCACAACATAGAGCTGGTCAAGCAATCATGGGTCACGCCATGCCTAACTCCAGAGGTACAAATGCTTCTGGACAAAATAGGTGTGGCGAATGGTCAAGATCTAGAATCATTACTCATGGATACACTGGTGGTGGTTATAAAGATTCTAGTCCTTGGAGAAATGTAAACAGAACACAACATAATAATGATACATCAACTGACCTAGGTGATAAAATGTCTAAAGCTATGGCATATGGTGATGGTGGTTCTAGTGATACTAATTTTTATGTATTTGGTATGGATAATGGTTTTGACGGAAATAATAATGATGTTTGGAGAATGCAGATGAGCACTGAGACAGGAACTGATATGAATGATACTATGGGTTCTGACAAACAAGATTTAGGAGTATTCCTAGATTATCATCATGGAGGAGGAAACCTTTATACTATGGGTGGTAATAATAATACTGTTGATAGGTTTGCCATGAACAATCATGCTCGTTCAGCTGCTAATACTTCTTCTAGTGGTGGGCATTATACTGCTTCTGCTCAAGGAAGATTAAGAGGATGGACTAGTATTGATAGTGCTAAAGAGTACTATGTTTTTAGTACTAATACTTGGGCTACTTGGAGTGGTACAGTACCAGGAACTGATGGATGGGGTAAAGCAAACTCAACTTATTTTGGTAATTTTTATATGAAGAATCAAGGAAACTGCGGACAACCCATTTGTAAACATAATGATACTACAGGTTCTCAGATTTCTGTATATAATGTTGATAGCTCTGGTGAGGAAAACTATCAGATGGGAACATATAAAGGTTATTGTTTAGGACATTATGATGGTGCTCAGAATAATCAATCATATAAAATGAGTTACACCTCTGATACATATGCTATGAGTAGTAGTGCAGAACCTGGTGGACACGCTGGAATGTCTTCTGCTGGTATGGGACATGCATGTACCTTTGTAAATACCTCATATGGTGTTACTCCACCTTCTTATTAAAGATATAAAAGATTTTAAAAATGGCTAAAAAGTATTTTCTTGTACATTTAGATGACTTACCAGAAACATGGCGTGATGGTCATAGTACACCATTGACCATGCATAATTCTAAAGTATGGTTTGCTATATGTGGATGTGAAGAATCAGATTATGATGCAGTTATTACACCACTTAAAGCATCTAAACCTATTGAAGATATAGTAGACGAAGATACTGCTGTTACAGCAAGTCGTTGTTGGGCTGATGTTAGGGAAAAAAGAAGTTTATATCAAGGAGATAGTGATGTTGATAGATATGCAGATGGAACTTCTGGAAAAATTAAAATAGAAATCACTGATGATATGAGATCAAAAACTCTTACAGTGATGAAACAATCAGCTAAAATGCTGGTTCAACTGGCAATTGATAGTGGTGATAGTGATCCATATAACTCATCATTATTGACAGACATTGAAAATAGTGCTACAATAACACAGATAAATATAATATATGAAAACTTTCTTGGAGCAGAACTTCCAAGAAAAGATGCCACTGATTTGAATTTATATGAAAGCGATGGAATCACCAGAAAATTTACTACGACAAGAAACAAACCGTCTTTCCTCTAGTAGAGATGCAATTGATGATTGGATAATTGATCATGCAACAAATGTTCCTTATGGACAATCAGAATATCAATGTCGTAATTTTGTTTTAGAATCAAATCCTACAAAATATGCTGCTATTAGACAAGCTTGTTTAGAAATAAGTTCAAGAGAACAAGCAATAGAGAGGATTAAAATTAATAAAAGAAAGAGTGATACTAGGCTCAAAATTTTAGAAAAAGAAAAGGCATCAGAATCTGATGATTTAAAACAGGAATTAATACAATGTGAAATTGATATGGAATGTATTGATAATAAAGTACATGAGAAAAAACTTCTTCAAGGTTATCAAGAGCAAAGTTATTTTTTAGATTACATCAAAGAAGAATGTGGTGATAATCAAGAAGAGATTTTAAAATCATTAAGTGGTAATAAACAAGAAGAAGATAAGTATTGGATTGCTAGAATGGCAAAACAATCTGCTGTTGATATGGTTTCTACTGGAACAATTAGTATGGGAAATGTGGAGTCTATTCTTCAAATGCCAGAAAAACATCAAAAAGGAGTACTCAATGCAGCATTGAGATATAGTGGTGTTGTTGCAACTGGAATAGATCGTTTAAGATCAGAATCAGAATCAGAAATTAAATACCTTGATAAGGATACTAGTACTAGAAGTAAACTGTTAACAGATCAATCTAGTTTAAAGAATGAATAAGGTTTTTAGCCTGCCGATAAATCCAAAATTTAATCCACAATTTATTGAAACAAAATTTTTAGATTTTCTAAAAACAAATAAAGATTATATATTTGATTTATATTTCACTTGTAGAATCCCACCTTTTACTCAGGATGCTATGGGTGAAGTTTTTGTGTCTGAAAATGTAGAAATGGACATGATCGGGATGGCAAAATGGTTGAGTGATGAGAGTGGAATTCCTCTATCAGCAACCTTCAATAACATATATGTTCGTCCAGATCAAAGAAACTTAGAAATATGGATTGGTTTCTTTAAACAATTATATGATTTAGGTATTAGAATAGTTACTTTACCTCACACATCGTGGGTCATGACTGGTGAGATACAGAAAGAATTTCCAGAACTTTATATTAAAAATACTATACTCAGAGAAGTAACAAGACCTAATGAGGTAGTTGAACTTGCAAAGGCAGGTTTTCATTATATCAATCTTGACAGAGATTTGATGCGTGATAGAGATAGATTATTAGAAATTAAAGAAGCAAAAGAATACTGTGCAGAACAAGGATATCCTATTAAATTATCTTTACTGACTAATGAAGGATGTTGGGGTAACTGCCCTATTATGCCAGAGCATTATCATTATAATAATACTAGAGGTGGTGATATTCCTCAGTATTTTAACAGTAGAATTAGTAGAGTTAGTTGTAGTAAATGGGATGCACTTGATGGTGCAGCTGCACTTAAGGCAGCAAATCTACCTCCTTGGAGAAGTGATTGGGAAGAGTTCCTTGATCTTGGTATAGATGTATTCAAGATGCATGGTAGAGAGTCTATGACTAGACTTTCAGAAACTATGGATATAATTAATAGGTGGAGATTAGATAAAGAAACATTATTTCCTCAGTATAAAGAATACATTGAGGACGTAGATCTTAAAGAAAGACCTATTGATGTATGGAGAGAAAAGATTAAAACATGTCAATTTAATTGTTGGAAATGTAATTACTGTGATCTAGTATATAAATCTGGTAAAGGTAATAATAAAGTAAATCCAAAAGTACAATTTATTATAGATTCAATTGACAAAGCAGAAAGATCTGAGAGTAATTACACTGGAATTCATATAGAATCACTAACTTCTAATATCACTAGACATTTTTTAAATAATATATGTTCATATCAAAACACAAAGTATTTGGAAGTAGGAGTTTATGCAGGAGGAACTTTTTATTCTGCACTACAAAATAATAATATTAAGGGATATGCTATTGATGATTTTGAAAAAGCATATGCTCCTTGGAGAGATGATATTGAATTTAAAGTACATAAAGATCCTAGGAAAGCATTCTTACAACCACCTTGGTGGCCAGATAAAAGATATGATTTTGAATTGTTTGAAGGAAAAATTGTTGATGCAACTTTACCAGAAAAATGTAATGCTATATTTTATGACGCAGATCATGATCCCATTCAACAGTATCAAAACTTAGCTCATCTATTGCAATTTTTTGATGATGAGTTTATACTCATGGTAGATGATGCTAACATGCAAGGTGTGGTAGAATCAGTAGAAGACTTTGTTAAACACAAAAAATTAAAAGTGATCTTTGAAAAAAAGATACTTACAGACATTCCAGAAGATAAACATTCTTGGTGGAATGGTATATACATTTTGTTATTACAAAAATGATTGATATAGTTGACAATTACTTACCAGAAAAACAATTCTTTGAGTTGTTTAATCATATGAAAGATTTTTCATTTGATTGGCATCTAAGTGGGATTGTCAATACTGAAATTCCGAGTGATCCAATTCGTAATTGGCAATTTTGTCATCTTTTTTATCGTATGCATCAACATAACTCACGTACATTTTCCATGATGCTTCCTATCTTGGAAAAAATAAACCCTGTTGGTCTGATAAGAATCAAAGCAAATTTATCATTAGCTACAACAGAGATTGAGGAAGGTGGAATGCATATTGATCTGATTGATGAAGATACTCCAGATTGTGTTAGAACATCTATACTCTATATGAATACTAATGATGGATACACACTTTTTGAGGATGGAACTAAAGTTGAATCTGTTATGAATAGACTAGTCACATTTCCTCACACTATGAAACACGCAGGTACTACTTGCACAGATGTTCCTTTTAGAATGGTTATTAACTTCAATTATATTACTAGTACTAAATTATGATTAAAAAACTATTTAAAAAATACTTAAACCTTATCAAAAAGGTTGATGAAAGGCACTACTGGCCTCTGTTTATATTCCTATCATGTTACTTTGTTGTACCATATAGTGAGTTTGTTATCACAGCACTCATCATATTATACTTTAAGTTTGAAGGTGCATTCCGTAAGATAGGTGGTAGGTTAATCAAACCATTTCCAGAGTGGATCAGATTTAGTGGATCAGCAATTTTCTTTATTGTTATGTTAGATGATACACTTGCATACTTAAGTATCATAGCAGTTGGTATCTGGACTAATAGACAACTTAAGAAAGAAAAGGAATTAGAAGAGAAGCAAGCAAAGGAAGATCAAGACAAGGGATTACTTTGATATAAATACATCTAGGAAAATTGTAGGTAGATGTTATGGCAGAACCTGCCAGTAGAGCTGAATTCAAAGATTACTGTCTTAGAAAGTTAGGTTTCCCAGTCCTAGAGATCAATGTTGATGATGATCAGATAGAGGATTCAATAGACGATGCACTTCAGTATTATCGTATGAGACACTACGATGGTACTGAACTTGCTTATATGAAGCATTTCTTCACTGCTGCTGATGAGACAAAATTTGAAACACAGAACACAACAACCACTCTAGCTAGTGGTACAAAATGGGAAGTTAGAGATAGATATCTTGAATTACCTGCGGATGTAGTTGGTGTGACTAAAGTATTTGGTCTTTCTAGTAATGCGATTAGAAATAATTTGTTTGGTATTGAGTATCAGATCTTTTTGAATGATCTATATGCTGTAGGTTCTCTTGACTTCCTTAACTATTATATGGTTAAGACATGGATGGAAACTATGGACATGGTACTTAACAATGGTGCTTTTGTTCAATTTAGATTCAATATGAGACAGGATAGATTATATCTTGATGTTGGTAAAGACATGTTAGATGAAGATGTACATGTCATTGTTGAATGTCATAGAGCATTAGATCCTGATACATTTACTCAAGTCTATAGTGACATCTTCCTAAAAAAATATGCTACTGCTCTTATAAAAAGGCAGTGGGGACAGAACCTAATTAAGTTTAATGGTATTCAACTTCCTGGTGGAGTTGCCATTAATGGTAGAGAAATCTTTGAAGACGCTCAAAAAGAAATTGCTGAGATAGAAGAGAAGTCATTTACCACATACGAATTACCACCATTTGATATGATCGGATGAAAAAAGTATACTTTCCTCAACATGGTGGTGTTGCCACCGAACAGAATCTGGTACAAGACTTGGTTGATGAACAAATCAAGTTGTTTGGATCTGATGTGTTTTATATTCCTAGAGTACATCTGAAAGATCAGACTCTTGGGGAAGTAATACAATCTGAATTTAATCAGAGTTATATGATAGAGATGTTCCTAGTCAATGTAGAAGGATTTGGAGCTGGTGCAGAGTTTGTAAGTAAGTTTGGTTTAAGAATAACAGACGAAATAACCTTTGTTGTATCAAGAAGAAGGTGGGAACAGTCTGCTAATCCAGCATTAAATCTTGCGGTAGATGGTAGACCTAACGAAGGAGATTTAATATACTTTCCTATGACAGAGGATCTCTATGAAGTTAAGTATGTAGAGCGAGAGAATCCTTTCTTCCAGTTAGGTAAACAGTATTTTTATCAACTCACTGCTGAAATATATGAGCAAGGTGCTGATAAATTTGACACAGGTATTGATGATATTGATGATGTAGAAAGAGATTTCAGTAATATTACTACATTAAATCTGTCTCCTACTACCAGACAAACAGCAACTGGAACTCTTTTAGTAGATTCTAGTGGTGCTATATCACAAGCAACAGTAACACTTGCAGGTACTGGATATAATTCTACACCTAATGTTACTGTCGGTAATGCTGGAAATGGTAATGGAGCTGTGATAACAACTTCAATAATGGATGGAGGTGTGGTTACTCTAACTGTTGTTAGTGGTGGTAGTGGATATGACTCAACTAATACAAATCCACCAACAATTACTATTGATGCACCGCCAGAAGCATCTCACTTTATCAGTGATGAACATGTTGTTATTGGTGGATTTACTGCACAGGGTGCTGGAAGAACATGGACTTCATCTAATAAAGTAATTACAGTAACTGCTCTTGGTAGTTTTGATCCTGTATTTGCTACAACTACACAGAAAAAATATTTTTATTGGAAGTTTGAAGATAAAAGAATTAACTATGTTTATGAATTTAATGGAACTACTGCTACTACAGCACCTGGTTACTTCTATTATGATTCTACTAATGTAAAGTATATTATTAATGCATGGGAAGAAACTACTACTAGTGGTGGACAAGCAATTTTATATGATCTAATGAGTGCTACTATTGCTGAAGTTGCTGATTGGAATGGCGTAACATATACTCTAGAAGTTATGAACCGCACAGGTAACTTTATAGATGGAGACATGATTAGAGGGGTTGAATCTAACGCCATATATACATTAGGGACATTCTCTACAATTGATAACCAAAGCACTGAATACGATCAAAACCAAGCAATTGAAACAGGTGCTGATGACATTGTTGATTGGGGTGAGGTAAATCCCTTTGGTGAATTTGGTAATTATACAGGTAGCTTCTGATGTTAGGAACACAATTTTATAATCAAGCAGTTAGAAAAACTGTTATTTCATTTGGTACTCTTTTCAATAATATTGAATTGAAAAAAACTGTTAATGGTCAAGTGCTTGAGACAGAGAAAGTTCCTCTTGCTTACGGTCCTAAACAAAAGTTTTTATATAGACTTCAAGGTAATGCTAATGATGGTAGAAAAGTAGCAATTACTTTACCAAGAATTTATTTTGAAATGACTGGTATTGACTATGATGCTGCAAGAAAGACACCTCCTACACAAAAATACAAAGCAATAATTCCTGATGGTGGTGCATCAGCAAATGCAGAACAAGTAAGAACTCAGTATGTACCTGTACCTTATAACATTTCATTTGAGGTTGGTATACTTTGTAAGTCTCAAGATGATGGATTGCAGATATTAGAACAGATACTTCCTTTCTTTCAACCTTCATTCAGTATGAGTTTAAAATTTATTCCTGATATGGATGAAGTTAGAGATGTTGCTGTTGTATTAAACAGTGTTGACTTTGATGATGATTGGGAAGATGACTTTAGTACAAGACGTAGTATAACTTATTCAATGCAATTTACTGCTAAATCTTACATCTACGGTCCTTACAGCAAGGCAGATGTTATTCGTAAGTCTCGTATCATTGAAACTATTGGTGATACTGCTGTGAATAAAAGACACGTTGAGTTGTCATATACACCCAAAGCAAAAACTGATATTAATCAGGACGGTCAAATTACAGCAGCAGATGATGCACTTGTAACTGCCGATGATGACTTTGGATTTAATGAAGGGATGGATTTCTTATGAAGAGTTTAGAAGAAAACATGGAAGACATGTTGGACATTGAAACATCAGAAACTGATGTTAAAGAAAAGAAATTATCTAATGATGTTACAGAAGATAAGGAAAAAGACTATGAGTATACAAGAGCAGAACTCTATAGACTTATAGATCAGGGTCAGGAAGCGGTTCAGGGAGCGTTAGAGGTTGCACAGGAGTCAGGGCATCCTAGAGCATATGAAGTTGCTACAAACGCTATGAAACAGGTAGCAGACATGACTGATAAATTAATGGATCTTCAGAAAAAAGTTAAGGATCTAGATGAAGAGAAAAAAGGTCCGAGTAAAGTTACAAACAATGCTATGTTTGTAGGTTCTACAGCAGAACTACAGAAGATGTTAAAACAGATGAATGGAGGTAAACGCTAATGGCATATACAAGATATAACGAAAGTAATGTTGCGGAGAATCCACAACCAGGTAGCAGCACTGTGAATCATTTCTCAGGTAATGAGGGATGGGCTACTAAAACATTTAAAAACTGGAATGCAGATTTCCAAGCACGTAATAAAGATAACGGAACTAGAACTCCTGGTACATTTCAAGCACGTGATAAAGATAATGCTACTAGAACACCAGCAGCATATCAAAGAAGGGATAAAGATAACAGCACGGTATCTGCATAATGATAAGTGATGATGGCGAAGAGAAAGAGCCGTATCCTAAGAATGAGGGAGATTGGTTTTGCCAGTATTCAATGAGAATTGAAGAAGTCCGTATGCTTTATAATATTGTGTGTAGTCATATAGAAATGTTTCCTGGTCCTCCTATTAGACCAATTGAAGAATTAGAATATCTGAAATACCTTAGAAACAGGTTGTTTGCAATGATGTCTGATTATAATTTTACTGAAATGGAATCTCATGAAGTTGACGAACCCTGACATTTCTGCTATAGTATTTGCATGACTAATACATCTTCGTTATAATTATACTGTAACACAATAAACATTATGAGATTAAATCAAGGAGATGTATATCGGCTCATAACTGCTTGCAATTTGTATAAAGAAAATACAAGTTCTGAGTATATGTGGGATGAATATAATCATCTTATTAAAAAGTTAGAGCAACTATGTGAACAAGGCAATTGCAACATTACAAAATGAGACTAGAAGAAAAACTTAGCTTAAGACAAAAGGTATTAGCAATCTTACTTAAAGAATTTGGTAATGATTCAGACAATAGTGGAATCTATTCTTGTGCTGACAGTTGGTGTGAAACTCAAGTAACATCTAATGGTATTGTGGCATATTACAAAGCATATTACAGGGGAGGATAATGTATGGTAGACATGTTAATAAAAGAGTTCCCCCTTACAGAAATAGGAGGTAGCATGACTGAAGAAAGAATAAAAAAGTATGCCTATACTAAAGAAGAAGTAGATAGGATGATTGCTCATGCAGTTCAAGTAGCAGTTGCTGAAGCGAAAAGAATTGATGAAGAGTCAATGCGTAAGCACAATAGAGACGCAACAGTTATCTCTATGATCTTAGGATTTACTGCTCTTGCATTGTTTGTAGATGGTTTACTTCGTTTACTTGGTATCATTCCACCATTCATGCAGATTGACATAGATGTTCTTGATAAGATTGTTGAAAGAGTAGAGAGTGATGTTATAGATAAAGTAAGGCAAGTTCCTATACAAAAAATATTTCAAAGAAGTTAGGTGAATGGTATTAATTTTTGTAGTGTGTTGGGTTATAACTTTAGTGTATGCAGTTCGTTTGATGTATAGTTTATATTCCACAACAGACTACGGAGTAATTGAAGGGAAAAAAACAATCACTAGAATACCTCATCCAGAGATGATAGAGGTTAAACCTGGTGATGAATTGATGGTAGTTAAATTTGGTGATCAAGAACCTATAGATCCATTGAATGAAGAGTTAAAAAATAGAATTGATGAATTGGAAGATGATGATGAAGACGATGATGATGATGGAGATATTCTCATATCAAGACGATAATTCATATTAGAAAATAATTAAGTTATAATTATTAGTGGTATATCATGAACTATCATGTCTCACTACACCGTAGGTTATCATGACCTACAAAATCATCATCATGAAATCTGTGAGTATGCAGACGATGCATACAACGCAATCAGACAAGCAAGAGAAGATCTCCCAGAATTGAGAGAGCATACTAATGCTGCTGAGTACTGTATAAAAGAAGACTAGTAAGTACTTTTACCTATATAATAAGTATATTTAAATAAAAACAATGAAAGATTTACCAATCAAATCATCCTGTATATTATTTGGATTAATTATTGGAACAGGTTGGTTCTTAATACCATTAGCATGGTCAAATCCTATCTTAGTATAAACATAATACATTTGTTCGCTTATAGATAATACTAATAAGATATATTAGTTTATGTTATCAACACAATACCGTCTTAGATTGGAATCAATTTGTAAAGACATTGCATCGGGAACAGAGGTAAGTATAGATGATATGATTTGGGCACAGAAATTAGCAAAAGCAAACACCTCAGCAAGAGGTATACTAAACAAGGCTCGTCGGATGAGTACAAATCCAGACGAGTCTTTTCTTAATTCTCTTGATATAGGCGACCCCGATCAAGGGAATCACAGAAGGGGTTTCTTTAAACCAGAGGATGTGGTAGACTGGTTTCATCAAGAAAGATCTGATGACTGGAGACAACGTGATTAAAATAGAATTTGAAAAAACATTTGGAGAGGGTGTAGATCCTTGGCATGCAAAAGCAGAAAGATGGATTAAGAAAAAATTTAGGAATCCATTTCTTCAGCATCTTGCGTTAGGATTTTTAGAGTGGTTAAGACAAAAGTGGATTGATATCAAAGTTGCAAACACAATGAGAGACATTGATGCACAAGCAGAAAATATTCAAAAAATTTGGGAAGAAGAAGATAAACCTAAAACAATCATAACTACCACACCATCAAAGGTGAAGGGGTTGGATGATATGGAGATAAAATATGACATGAGAGATGACTAAGATTTACGCAACGTGTATTATTGCAGCAGTAGCATGGTGTGCATCTGCACAAGCTTGTAGTC